TCTTCCGTCCCAACGGAATAATAATTGGGGGAAATAATCAATTCGTAAAAAATAATCTCCAACTTGTGGATTTTGTGGAAATGATATTCCCGCTCCTGTTGGGATGCCATTTGGTGCTTGGTCAGTTCCATCTAAGTACCCTGTTGTATAACCAAATGTTCTTGGGCTACTGCGGGCAATGAATTGAAATGCCGGATCACAATCTGCTCTCCAATCCATTACTTGGCTTATTGTTCCAGTGAACCCAGGCGCTTCTGGATTTGCATCGGCAGTAGCATATGTATTATCGGCAGTACCATACGGACCAGTTATTTGACCACTACTTACCACAGTTAATATTGTGTCCCCTCTAACCGGGCCTGAATTGGTATCAGTTCTTACAGGTGCTAGTGTAATAGTTTCTAAATGTGTAGTATTAAACACATCTAATTTTTCATAACCCATGTCAGCAGTTATATTCCAAATATTTTGTATAACTGATTTGGGTATTCTAAGTACTGGGCTAGCATTTCTATATGCCGAATTTCTCACCATCATAACTGTAGCAGTTGTTGTTATGGGAGCACCGTTATTTGTATTAACTCCAATTGGCGGAGCAGGCTGGTTGATAGCATTTGATAAAACATTATTACTTGAATATTCACCGTATGTAGGTACAACATATAAATTATTTCTATTGTAACCTGCTTTAGGCAGAAGTCTTGCTGCTTCACTAAGAGCCGCATCGTTAATCGCAATATTTTGATTGTACGTAGCAAGAATATCCTTGAGATTATCCGCAGTATCTAATTGCCAATATATAGTATTGGGTGGGGTGATATTAACCGGTACATCAATCAATGCCCTATAATTTTTGTCACCAAACGTAATTACATACCCTGCTGGATAAGTTTTATCTTTGTCCCATATTCCAAGATAGGTATCTTGGTTTATTGGAGCATTTAATATCTGACTAAATTCTTCACTATCAACCAGTGGTTCACATTTGATACGCCATAGATGAGGAAACCAAGTTGGGCTAAATCCCTCACTTGCATAGTTAGCATCGGTAACCTGCATAAAGCGTTTCAATGCAACAGGTATTGTTTCCTTTAATGGATTATAATCAAGCAAGTGCGGTAACTCAATTACATCACCAACCATCAATTTTCTACCAATCAAATCAATCATATCATTGTAATGAACAGTAATGAATATGATATCATTATTTAAGAATAATCCAAACTGACTTAAATCAAAGTCTAAATTTTGTACATTATAATGGCCACGTAAACGGTAAACATCCGGGTCATATGTTCTGTCACGGTTCTCTAAGAATAGTAAATCTTGAATGTTAGTGGGGGCTAGTACATCATATTCGGGTTGTGTATAATCAATAGACGCTCCTTGATTTGTTGGTCCCATATACTTGTGTACATACAAATCCGTGGAACCTGCGGTAAACTGTTCTGATATAGTCCTATCAAAAAAGTGGTAATCGTTTGTTTTATTTGGGCGCCAAAGTGAAAGCCGGGGCATAATTAATCTACCTTATTACTTATTTATCGTAAATATAGTTGACAGCGTATTAACAAACACTTGACATTAAATGATTTCCGTGTTATACTACGTATTCAATTGAAACTTTGGAGTAATCAATGGCTACACGCAAGCATTCGGATGAGCATTTTGTAAAAGCACTGAACCCGAGGGATGCTGATACAAAATACATGGGTGAAGAACCCTTCTTCCCAATCCAACCTGACACTGAATCACGATTCTCGGCTCTTGCCCGCAGTTTTACGTGGTACACCCGATTCTATAGCAAAAAAGATGCTAGGGAATTGATGGCGCAATATCTAGATTACAACAAACGTACCGATCAAGCTAAAATGCTTAGGAAAGTACATGAAAACGAATTCATTGTTACATTATGCTGGGTAGCACGTATGACAATGCGTGGTTTGGAATTGACCGAGCATGAAGAACTTACCTTGCAAAATGAAATCCAGCGGTTAGTCAAGACACTAACTGAAACTGAAACAAAAACTAGTCAGACTAGTATTGTTAAGGAAGAAGAAACAGTAGCCCGCCCTAATATTCAGGAAATTCTGAAAGAAAAAGCACGAGATGCCGCAGGTGAAATGGAAGGGATGATTGACGATTTTGTGACTACTGGCAAATCGTCAGACAAGACAGTTGATATTGTTGCAAAATACAATGTCATGCCACAACATATTCCAATCATTGTTGAAATTTGGAAACGCAAACAAGAAGAATTTCAGAAACTGTCTGATGGTGACGAGTATCTTAAAGAAGGTTATAGTTTCTTGGGTAAGATTCAGATTCGTAATATTCTCAAATTCATTGACGGTGTTCTCAGTGACTTAAATAGCTATATCAGCATCAAGAAAGCAAGTAAGGCTCCTCGCAAAAAGAAAGCTGTACCTGTAGAAAAGATCGTTTCTAAATTGAAATACTTGAAGTTGTTCAAGGATGTAGCTACAAAGCTAGACTTGATTAGCATTCACCCTACAAAGTTGCACGGTGCAAGCGAAGCCTGGGTCTTTGACACTGCAAAGCGCAAACTGCATCACTACATTGCAGATGATTACAGCAAAACCTTTACAGTTAAGGGCAGCACACTACTAGGATTTGATTCGGCAAAGAGTGAAGTAAAAACATTACGTAAGCCGGGTGAGCAAATCAAAGAAGTTATGGGTAGCAAGCCCGCAGCACGTAAGTATTTTACAGATATTAAAGCAGTGTCCACTACACCGAATGGTAGGTTTAATGAGAACATGCTGATTTTGAAAGCGTTTTAAAATGAACATAGATTTAAACAAATACAAAGATTTTGTTGAGGCTGTTACAAGTCAAGCAAGCAATGACTTGACTACATTCATGGATACATGTGATAGATTAGATGCTAACTACGAAATAGACTTAGCAGACAATCAGATGAAACATGGACCTGATGTTAATATCCCTTTACTAATCACAGCATGTTTTGGTTTAGCAGCAGAAAGCGGTGAGTTTATTGAAGTGCCCAAAAAGATAATTTTTCAAGGAAAAGCATTGACTGCTGAGAATGTCTACCATATGAAACGTGAACTTGGTGACATTATGTGGTACTGGGTAAATGCATGTCGTGCATTGAATCTTGATCCTAATGAAGTAATTGCAGAGAATGTAAGAAAGTTAGAGTCACGTTATCCCGGTGGAAAGTTTGACGCACACTATTCTGAAAATCGCAAAGACGGCGACTTGTAATACTAGGACTAGTGCGTTACCTGATAAATAGTATTATTAGGTAACACATATGTCAACATATCCAACTGCTAGTCCTCTTTCTACACCTTCAGGGTTAACATTAAATGAATTAAAAGAGGGTCTCTTTACTAATCTTAGATATCGTCTAGGTGACGGGATAATTGATATTGAATTGGATCCTCAACATTACGAAGCCGCGTACAATTACGCTATCAAGGTTTATCGTCAAAGGGCACAAGCAGCAACCGAAGAATCTTATATTCTAATGACCATTGAAAAGAATGTAGATACTTACACTCTTCCTGCTGAGTTTATTAATGTTAGAAGTATTTTCCGTAGAACAATTGGTTTAGAAACTGGTCCATCTAGTAGTAGTTTTGATCCGTTTAGTAGTGCTATTTTGAATACCTATTTGCTTAACTATAATTATGCAGGTGGTATGGCAACATATGACTTTTATGCAGGTTATGTTGAGTTAGCAGCAAGAATGTTCGGTGGTTATGTAACATATACATTTAATCCAGTGTCCAAAGTATTACGTATAGTACGTGATCCAAAAGGATCAGGTGAACGTGTATTGATATGGGCTGATGTACAAAAGACAGAAGAAATACTATTACAAGATCCGGGCGCCGGAGTATGGATTGGTGACTTTATACTAGCTAATCTTAAACTTATGATTGGTGAAGCCCGCGAGAAATTTGGAACTATTGCTGGCCCAGGTGGTGGTACTACCTTGAACGGTACTGCTATGAAAGCAGAAGGTAAAGCTGCAATGGAATTACTCATTGAAGAATTGAAGAAATACGTTGACTATTCCCAGCCCCTGACATGGGTGCAAGGCTAAATGAGAACTAGTGAATTTATCGTTGAATCATTTAGGGTCAGTTTAGATAAACTTGTCCCTACACGAGATTCATATGACTGGAATCAAATGGATCCAGACATAGTTGATATATTTGCTAGACGAGCAGGAACACCTGAATGGAACGATAAACAAGGTACATTATATGTAAAACCTCGTCCAGATGGAAAATATGATATTATAAATGGTCATCATCGTTATGCTGGATTAAAGCAAGCTGGAGTAAAAGACGCATTAGTTACTTTGAAAAACAATGATGTAGATAATTGACCTAAATGCTTTATATTGTCTTGTTTCTGTAATATAATAAGTAATTAAGGAGAATGAAAATTATTATAGGCATTACCGGTTTAATTTCAAGCGGCAAGGACACCATTGCTGACTATCTCACAACATATCATGGATTCAAACGAATTAGTTTTGCTGCTAGTCTCAAAGATTCAGTAGCAGCAATCTTTGATTGGGATCGAGAATCACTAGAAGGTACAACAAAAGCCAGTAGAGCATGGCGTGAACAAAAAGACGAGTGGTGGAGTAATCGTTTAAAAATGGATATTACTCCAAGATGGATTCTACAGTACTGGGGCACAGATGTATGTCGTAACCACTTTCATAATGATATTTGGGTAGCAAGTGTAGAACATAGGCTATTGAATTCCAAAGAAGATATTGTAATTACAGATTGCAGGTTTTCTAATGAAGTTGCTGCTATCAAAAATGCAGGCGGGGTAGCAATTAGAGTGCAGCGTGGTCCTAATCCCGAATGGTATGATTCAGCAATAGCATATAATAGAGGTCCAAATGGAAATTCATCTTGGGCATTAAGCAAGATGAAATTAGATAATATGAAAATTCATGCTAGTGAATATAGTAGTATAGGATTAAAGTACAATTATATTATTGAAAACAACGGTACAATTGATGAGTTACATAATAAAATGTACGAGATACTCAATAGGCAATCTGAAGGTCTCCGCGCTGCCATGTAACCTCTTTCTTTTTTACCACTTCTACGCAGTTTAAACATATACTACGTAAATTAGTATGTTCTATATGTTCTAACTTTCCGTCAATATGAAACACTGTTATTTGTGTACTAAATAAACTCTTGAAGCCACATAAATCACATGTGGCTTTTTTCTTATAACCACTCTTAGTCCAATTGGCTTTTTGTGGCTTTTTCTTATTCTTCTTCCTGCCACATTCGTCACATATGCTTCTGTAATGTGTAACACCATCCCGTTTATAGTTTATTGCTGCGTGATTCTTGTTACATGTTTTACATATTGGACGTTGATTTAACATAACTATATTTAGTTGTTAATGACCTTCAAAGGTACAGTTAAACCGTCTTTTTTTAATTTATTCATAAATAATAGTATGCAATTAGGTTGTAAACCTCAAAATTTTACTAAAGGAAAAATAAAATGGCATTAACATCACCAGGCGTAGAAGTCACAATCATTGACCAAAGTCAATATTTACCAGCCCCAGGCGCATCTGTACCGCTTGTAGTTTTCGCAACCGCACAGAATAAAGCAAATCCGTCTGGAACCGGTGTAGCAGCCGGTACTACTGCGGCAAATGCAGGTAAATTATATCAAATCACAAGTCAAAAAGATTTAGTTGATTTTTATGGTGTACCGTTCTTCTACACAACAACAGCAGGAACACCAATCCAAGGATATGAATTAAACGAATACGGGCTATTAGCCGCTTATTCAGCATTAGGGACTACCAATCGGGTATATACATTACGTGCTGATATTGATTTGGCATCACTAGTAGGTTCAGTTGGTCGTCCTTCAGGTGCACCATCAAATGGTGCATATTGGTTAGACACAACTACTACTACATGGGGTATCTTCCAGTTCAATGCAACAACCGGCCAATTTTCAGCAATCACTCCAATCGTTATAACAGACGATGCATATTTAACTAGCGGTGTACCTATTGATAGTTTAGGTAATATTGGTGATTATGCAGTTAATGCTACTGTTCAAGCTGATCAAACATATCAACAATATTATTACAAAACTTCTGGCAATTATTGGACAGTATTGGGAAGCACTCAATGGCAGGCTGACTGGCCAACTGTTCAGGGTACAAATTCTAACCCTACCTTAACTGCCGGTAACACTTTAACTATTAGTTTAAGTGGTGCGTGGTCTACCGTAGTTACAGTTCCGGTAAGCCCTAATAATAATGTTGCAGGTCTTGCAAATGTTATTAATTTATTGGATTTTGCCTATATTACTGCAACTGTAGTATCAGGTAAATTAGTTTTATCGTCTACTCAGCCTTCAAGTTCTGGTAATCAATATTTAGGAATCACCGGTACTGGTACAGTGTTAGCTCAACTAGGGATAACTGCAACAAATTACTATCAACCTCAAGTTGTATACGGTACTTCAGCAGAAATGCCGTTATGGTCAAGTAGTCAAACATATCCTCATCCAACCGGCTCAGTATGGATTAAAGCTAGCAATGCAGGCCTTGGCTTAACCCCAGTCGTTTCTGAATTTAATTCAGTTACTGGTTCTTTTACCGCAAAAACCGTAACATTGGCAACTAGTAACTGGGATGCAGACACAACTATAGATTCCACCGGCGGACAAACTATTCCAGTAGGTACGGTCTATGCACAATACGACGGTGATCCTCCTTTTATTAATAGAACAAATCCTATATATTTATGGGAAAGATCGGCAATTGGTCCAACAGTAGCAACCGGCACTGAGACAGATTTCACAATATCGTTACCATATAGTTTGGCATCAGCATTTATTACAGTTCAATCTAGTATACCAAATAGTACTAGCTTGTCAAGTCAATATTATGTTTCTATTCCCGATGATTGTACTCCGTTACAGTTTGTAACTGCTTGGCTGGCTGCTGATATCCCTTATACAACTGCATTGTTGACTACTGACGGGGCTGTTCAATTAGTGCATACCAAAGGTGGTGAAATTATAATGGATGATTATATATTAACAGCTGGAGCCCATCAATGTTTTTCTGCCAACATACTATCACAAGCTGGCTTTATTCCACAAGATACTCCTTTTGTAGAATATGGCGCAGCAATATCCGCCGGGCCTACAATATTTTCTGGCCTAGCTACTACCACCGGTGGAGGAGGAACAGGATGTACTATACAGGTAAGTATTGATAGTCATCACATTTATTCTTTAACAGGAGACGGCGTGGTGGCCGGTGGCACCGGGTATGTTGTAGGTGATACCGTAACTGTAAGCGGAACATTATTGGGTGGAGCTTCAACAGCCAACGATCTAGTATTAAACGTTGTTTCAGTGAGTTCAGGTGCGGTTACCGCAGTAACTTTAAGCAGTGGTTACGCTATATCATTATACTATACTCAAGTTACTAACTGGGTTGCATTACAGTTTACTGCCAATGAAGGTGCTCCGGTAGCTGCTCCAGCTAACGGTACAAATTGGTTCTGGAGTGTCGTAGACCAAGTTGATATTATGGTTCAATCTGGTGGACAATGGAATGGTTATAGTAATATAAATTACGATAATACCGGTTTCCCAACCCCAACCGGCAGTAACGCAACTGATCCAGCAGGCCCTATTATTTCAGCAACTGCACCAACTTTACAAAGTGATGATACGGCGTTAGTATACGGTGATTTGTGGATTGATACAAGTGATTTAGAAATGTATCCAGTAATCAGTCGTTGGGAATATGATACAGAGAGTTTGACAGATATGTGGGTATTGTTAGATAATGCCGATCAAACAAGCAGTAAGGGTGTATTATTCGCTGATGCACGTTGGGCAACTAATGACAACACCAATGTAGTTGATGATCCTATCCCAAGTATCGTTAGCTTATTGTCTAGTGATTACTTAGACTTAGATGCTCCTAATCCAGCATTATATCCAACAGGTATGTTATTGTTTAACACACGCCGTTCAGGTTACAATGTTAAATCATATCAAACAAATTACTTCAACGGTATTAGTTTCCCTGATGAAAGTTTGCCAACACAAACAGCTACATGGCTAAGTGTAAGTGGATTAGAATCAAATGGTGCTCCGTATATGGGTCGTAAAGCACAACGTAACATGGTTGTAAAAGCACTACGTTCAACAATTGACACTAACTATGACATTCGTGATGAAGATAATTTCTTTAACTTGATGGCTACTCCTGGTTATCCGGAACTACAACCTAACATGGTTGTATTGAATGCTGATCGCGGAGATACAGGTTATATCTTAGGTGACACCCCAATGCGATTGCCAGCAAATGCTACTGCAATTCAAGCATGGGCAACTAACGCCGCAGGTGCCACAAGCACCGGTGAAGAAGGTTGTGTAACTCGTAATACATACTTAGGTTTGTTCTATCCTAGCGGTATTACAAGCGACTTAAGTGGTAACTTAGTTGCAGTTCCACCAAGTCACATGATGTTACGTACATTTATCAGAAATGATACAGTTGCTTATCCTTGGTTAGCAGCAGCAGGTACACGTAGAGGTAATATTGACAATGCTACAAATATTGGATATATTGACAGTGCAACTGGTGAATTTATAACTACTAAGACACGTATTGGTATTCGTGATGTATTGTACATTAACTTTATTAATCCATTAGTATTCTTTACTGGTATTGGTTTGTTGAATTATGGTAATAAGACAAGTTTCAATAGTACTAGTGCATTAGATAGAACTAACGTTGCACGACTAATTGCTTATGTACGTAGACAATTAACATTAGCAGCAAGACCGTTTGTATTTGAACCTAACGATGCGTTGACAAGACAGCAAATTCAAGGTGTTGTTCAAACATTGATGCTTGATTTGAAAGCAAAACGAGGTATCTATGATTATATTGTTATATGTGATGAAAGCAATAACACACCAGCAAGAATTGATAGAAATGAACTTTGGGTAGACGTTGCACTTGAACCAGTCAAGGCAGCTGAATTTATCTACATCCCGGTTCGTGTGTTAAACACAGGTGAGATAGCAGCATTATAATAAGCTAAGATAACCCCGAATGGGGTTATCTGTCTATTTAAGATAAATAAGATTAATAGGAGAAACATAAAATGGCAACAGCCTCACAATCATTGTTCAACATGACAGTAGCATCTGATAATGCCGGCGGCAATCAGGGCTTATTAATGCCAAAACTACAGTTCAGATTCAGAGTTAACTTTTTGAATTTTGGAACAAACACAAGTACAGTTGAATTAACAAAACAAGTTATTGATTGTTCTAGACCAAATGTGCAATTTACTGAAATTACATTACCAATTTACAACTCAACAATGTATTTGGCAGGCAAACATGCTTGGCAAACATTATCTGTTAACATTCGTGATGATGCTTCAAACAGTGTGACAAAATTAGTTGGTCAACAATTACAGAAACAAATGGACTTTGTTGAACAAGCAAGTGCTGCATCTGGGCAAGACTACAAGTTTCAAACAAACATTGAAATCTTAGACGGTGGTAACGGTAAGGCTGCTCCTATCGTATTAGAAACTTGGGAATGTTATGGATGCTTCTTACAAACTGCCAACTACAATACATTAAACTATGGTACTAGTGATGTAGTAACAATTGCATTGACATTACGTTTTGACAACGCAATTCAATCGCCAATTGGTTCAGGTGTTGGTTCTACTGTTGGTCGTACACTAGGTTCAATCGCTACAGGTATCGGTGGTTCTTTAGGCGGCGGTTAATATCGTTGACTAAATAAATCTAGCATGTCTGGATTTTTTCAAAACGTACTCAAAGACGCTGCCGGAACATTTTTCGGCAGCGATTTCCTTCGTGATTACACCCACGCTAGTAAGACCTTTAGACCCAATGCATATGAAAATGCACCTAAATTTAAGTTTCTATTTCATGTTTACTTTCAACTTAATCCAACCGGATTGCCAAGCGACTTTAATTTGACTAGTTACGGACTATTAGTTAAATCAGTAAAACTCCCCAGCTTTACCTTTGATACTAGTACATTAAATCAATATAATCGTAAACGTATTATTCAAACAAAAATCAAATACGATCCAATAAACTTTGCGTTCCATGATGATAATGGAAATTCAATTAGAAAAATGTGGAAGGGTTATTACAATTACTACTATGCCGATGGTACAAAACCACAAATTGTATTTAATGGAGCAAGGGGTAATGGCGCAGCTATTGGCACAGCAGATGCTACCTATAATAATAGAACACAATATCAACCATCTATTACAGGGAACGAGAGTTGGGGTTACCAAGGGGGTACTAGCGATCCAACTGGTCAAAAAATACCTTTCTTTAAAAATATAACAGTGTTTGGTTTCAACCAGCATAATTTTGTAGCTTACACATTAATCAATCCTATAATAACATCTTTCAGCCATGATACATATGACTATGCTCAGGGCAATGGAACAATGGAACATCAAATGACAGTAGATTACGAAACAGTGGTTTATAATGAAGGTGCAATAGATGGTAAAAGTCCCGGTAACATCGTCACTGGATTTGGTGATGAAGCTCATTACGATAGAACATTAAGCCCCATAGCAAGACCGGGATCTCAAGCAAATATATTAGGGCAAGGTGGGTTAGTTGACGGTGTGGGTGGTGCAATAGATGCATTAGCTAATGGAAATATATTAGGTGCTGTTCAAGCAGCCGGTACTACATATAACACATTTAAAAATACAAATCCATTGAATATTGCAAAATCTGAAGTTGTCTCGGGTATAATTAATTCAGTAGGCGGAACTCCAAATAGAAATATTAATGTAGCAACTCCTATATTTGGTGCTATTCAAAGTGCTATTGGTACTGCTGGATCAACATTAGCAGGGGCACTATCCTCATCGCAAGTTGGTCGCACACTAGGTTCAATCGCTACAAGTATCGGTGGTTCTCAAGTAGGTGTAAGGTACGCAGGTTCACAAACACCCGGTCAGATAGGACCACAATAAGGCAAACATGTCACAAATTATAGATAATCGTACAAACCTGGATCAAACAGTTAGAATCTTTGATTCATTCTATGCGTTCAATGCAATTGTTAATGCTGCGGAATATGATATCGTATATTCATATTTTGCATCTGTTTGTGCTACTAAAAACATTGCAGCTAATTTCACTGCGGTGTTATTTAGAATAGCACAAGAAACACAAATACCTGTGCTTCAGTTATTAGATCAAATCAAAGGTAAAAAAAAGATAGAAATGAATCAAATTCTTGCTTATTATCTTAATAGTTTTAAAAGCAAAACGTCATTATATGGCATAGCTATCATACCAAAATCAAATCAACCAGTATCACGTAATATAGTGCAATAATTATGGCTAATTATGCACAAGGTACCTTCACTCCCAAAAACCCGCAAAAATACGTAGGTAAACATAAACCAAAATACAGATCAGGTTGGGAACTAACTTTTATGACCTTCTGTGATACACATAAAAATGTAACTCATTGGGCAAGTGAATCAATGTCTATACCATATCGTAGTCCATTAGATGGAAAGATACATATGTATATCCCAGATTTCTTTGTTGTATATCAAAACAAGTTTGGTAAAGCAATTGCTGAAGTAGTAGAAATTAAACCCAAGAAACAAAGTTTAATTGAAAGCAGAACAGCAAGCGCAAGAGACCGAGCAGTAGTTGCAGTTAATCATTCTAAATGGCAAGCGGCCACTGCATATTGTAAAATGCAAGGTTTTGCCTTTCGTGTAATAACTGAAGATGACCTTTTTAGAAACGGGTCACGAAAGTAACTAAATACTTTTATGACAAAAAAATTAGAAGAACTTTTTGAACTCCCGCAAGATGAAATAGATAACTTGGCAAAACCAACCCCAGAAAACGCTCAGGAAATAACGACTGAGGCATTAGATAATCTGTCAAAAATAGAACAAGCATTACCACAAGTACGTGGATTAGAAGCCGCAGATGATGAGATGGATAGTCTTGCTACATTAGCACAAGACAGCTATAAAGATTTAATGGATTTGGGTATGCAAGTAGATAGCAGATATGCTAGTGAGATATTCAATGTTGCTGGAACTATGCTAGGACATGCTATTACTGCAAAAACTGCTAAACTAAATAAAAAGCTAAAGATGATTGATTTACAATTGAAAAAAGCACAATTAGATCAAAAAGAAGCAAGTAGAGACAAGGAGATTGAGGCTACTCCAATAGGAGAAGGCAGAGAACTTGATAGGAACGACCTACTTAAGTTGTTGGCAGCAAAATCCACTTAAAAAGATAAATAATATATACAGGAATAAAAACATGCGAAGCCTTAAACATTTCATTGTTGAAAGTATACATACATACAAGTACACTATCAAAATTGCCGGCACCATTGACAAAAACTTTATAGATATGTTTAAGTACAATCTAAACAAGTTTGACCCAGTGGAAATCAGCGAGCCAAAAAGTACTCCAATACAAAAATCACCATACGGTTTCCCTAACTTAGAGAACGAAAGTGTTACATTAATTAAAGTTGAGTTTAGATACCCAGCTACAGAACCAATGGTACAACAACTTGCTCAATTATGCGGGTACAATGTAAACATGGTGCGTATGATCTCAACACACTTTGATGATAGTATTGATAGTGAACAGGCGGGATATCAAAATGAAATGAGTCATAGTCCATTATTAAATCATACTGATTTAGAAGAACAGCCAGATGCTAAAGAAGCAAGCAAAGCGTATGGGGACTCATATTTACAATCAATCAAAGACCAAGCCAAAGAGTCTAAGATTGATATTCCATATGCAGGAACAAGAACAAAAGATGCGTTTGACCCGTTCAAACCATATTTAGATGATAAGAAGATGGGTGATAAGAGCCCAATGAGTACTATAAAGATGCCACCAAAGCCAAAGACTGGCGCAGCATATAACCGTTAAGGAAAACAAAATGGATATTAGAGATATATTAAAATCATTCGACCAATTAACCGAAGGTGATTCAACTGTTCACAAAGCAGGTCCAGGCGGATATGGTAATAGACATGGCACAGACGATGTTACTGATCAATATGGTAAACCAATTGGTCAAATGAGTTTAGGTAAACTTGGTGCTCAAAATGAACCAAAGCGCGGCAAAGGTCGTCCACCAAACCCTGACAAACCAAAAGAATATGACAGTTCAGAATTAAACAAAGCAATGGGTGTTGGTAAAGCACCTAAGCCAACTGGCAAGCCTAGCGTTAAGCATAGTCTTAAAGAATACTTTTCTCAATTAGATCAAGCGTTGAATGAACAAATACCCGGTCAACCAGTACCGGGACAACCAGCAGTAGCAGGTCAACCACAGAAACCAGCAGTACCGGGACAACCAGCACCAGCAGTAG